GTTCTAGTGAGATGGCTAAAAGATTTATGGAATTGGGCTATTATATATCAATTTCTGGAGCTGTAACATTTAAAAATGCAGTTAATGTTAGAGAAATGGTAAAAACTATTCCGTTAGATAATTTGCTTGTAGAAACAGATAGTCCATATCTGACTCCAGAACCACATCGTGGAAAAAGAAATGAACCTAAATACGTAAAGTTTACAGCTGAAAAAGTTGCTGAACTAAAAGAAATGGAATTAAATGATTTAATTTACAATACTAATAGCAATGTTCACTGTAGGATTAATGATAGGTGTGTATATTTCAAGTGATAATATTGAGAAATTGTCAACTGAAAATATAAGGCAATATCAGACTATACAGCAGCAGAAGGAACGTATTAGAGAATTACAAGAAATGAAGCAGTTGAAGGAGATTTATGGATAATGGATATTGTAGATATTTACTTAGAGTGTAATGACTTTAAGGAAGCAGTGAGAAGAAGTGGACTACCTGCTTACGTTGCACATATTAAATTGTTAGGTAGTGGAGTGTTAAAAATTAGAGATAGGATTGAATATGGTAATCGTGCAGGTATGTTGGGTGCAAAAGCTGAAGAATTATTCCAAAAGTATGTTCCTACAGCAATTGATGCTAATTCACTTTACAGAAGGAATAATCCAGGATTTGATTTTGAATACAAAGGATTAACTATAGACGTAAAATATTCATCCCTTAGAAATAACAGTAAAGTTCCTCATAGGCAATGGGGAATTAGATGTAAAGGTGATAGAGATTTTATTGTCGCATTCTTAGAAAGAGAGCCAAACTCTGAATTAGATGATCCTATTATATTAATCATACCTTATGGGATGTTAAGCTTTTTAGCTGAAAATACTTTACATTTCTTTGAAAATAATGAGATATTTCTAACTTATCAAGTATTACCTGAACAGTTAAGAGAGATATTAGAAGAATATGCAAGTTTAAAAGAACAGGGGTTGATATAGTTTGATTGAACATAATAATAGAGATATAGCTAAAAAACACGCTGAATACATTACAGGAAAAGAATTAAGGCAATATGTGGCTGAAAAGGTAAAAAAATATGTTGGTGAAAATCCTACAGTTTTTGATGGTGCAATTGGTAGTGGACAGTTAGAACAATATATCAAACCAAAACATTTAATAGGTGTAGAGATACAAAAAGCGTCCTGTGATACGTTTGAAAAGAACAGTGATCTATTTCCGAATAGAAATATTTATAATATGAGTTTTTTTAACTTCGATGAAGATGTAACGGCTGATTGTATCGTTATGAATCCACCATTTTCGATTAAGTTTAAAGACTTATCAGAAGATCAATTAGATAAAATTCGTGAAATCGTAGATAACTACAAAACAGAAGGTGACTTACGTCGTGAAGTTTCATTAAACATTAAATATACAGAACAATTTGCTTTTCACATCTGCTTTCCTGGAGTTGCTTATAGAAAGACTGAACAGAAAATGAGGGATTTAATAGGAGACAGGTTGGTAGAATTGAATCTAATCGAAGGAGCGTTCGAAGACACACCTATTCCAGTATTATTTCTTGTTATTTCTAAAAATGGCGAATTTAAAGAAGTTCATAAAGAAATATATGATTGCACTAAAAGAAAAATGATCCACACTGAAACTTGCACGAGTAAAGAAGATAAGTGGAGCACACCAACTATCCCAAAAGAAAAAGAAATAATTGATATTGATGAAATAAACTCTAGTTTAGATGAATTGGTAGTAAGCAGATTAGAAAATCATTTAAAGATAACGTTAGGACTAATTAGAGAATTTAGGGCTGATATAGATTATTTAGGATTTATTGATAGGGTCGAAAAACTATGTCAAGAATACAGATTAGCTTACAATTTTGGTGTAAATACATTTAGAGATTATTAAATTATATACGAGTATAGGAGGTTAGTGATGAAAATTAAAGTAGTTAAGCAACTTAAGGAGATTTACAATGCTTAGATATGTGTTTGAATGGTTTGGAATCATACTGTTGTTCGGTTTCATAATGATAATGTGTAATACTAAGCTTACTGAAGAGGGTATATATTTAATAACATTTGTGTGGGCGATATGTAGAATTTGTCTTACGTTTGAGAATAGGAGGAAATAAATAATGAATTTTAGAGAAATAAAAGAAGCTAACAAATTAATTGATGAAATAAAAAAATTGGATAGTTTTATAGTGGACGTTCAAAACCCTGCTAGAACTTTAACGGTATCTACCAGCTTTAACGGAGTAACAATAAAGAAAGAACACAGATTTAAAATTATACAAGTACTATTAGGAATGAGAGGCGAATTGGCTGAAGAATTGGAAGAATTAGGGGTTACGGAGTATGATGACAATGATTAAAAGAGTAGTAAAAATAACAAGTGGTATTGAGTCTGTGGTTGATAAAATTAATGATTTTATCTCAAATGATTTAAAAGAGAACGAATACGTTATAGATATTAAGTATATAAAAGATGGTAGCCGACTTAAACCTTATGAAGAAGGTCGAGGACCAAGGTTTGAAACTGTTGTAGTAGCAATTGTGCATATAGGAGAAGTAAATAATGCGATATAAAGTGATAGACTATTTGTCAAAGAAAGAAAAAGTTAAAGAAAGTACTTGTGGTTGTTGTTTCCATGTAAGGTCGGCAGAACAAGGATATATTATTTTACAAGATGAAAAAGAAAGAGAAAAAGTTGTAGATCTATATGAATGGGAGTGTCGCTTGTGTAAAGAAATAAGAATTGACAATGTGATTGATTTTTCTAATTGGTTATGGAAGCAAGAAGTAGATGAAATACCTAATGAGCTATCAGAACGATTTGAATGGTTGTACGATATCGTGGTTGAATATAAAAAAGAAAAAGCGGGATATTATGTGTAGGAGGAATAAAAATGAAGAAATTTGGAATAGAAAGTATATTAGGATTTATAGTGATAGGAATAATAGCTTTTGTAGTTATAATCGGATTGTTTACGGGTTACAAAGCTTTAAATAGTAACAAAGACTTATTAAAAGTAGACTATAACTTTAAAAAAGCAGTAATTAAGCTCCCTAACAATGAAATAGTTACTGGAGAAGTAGAGGAATGGACTACATACGATAGCAAAGACACTGTAAAAGTAAAATTAAAGAACGGAAAACAATACTTAGGACATTCAAGTGATATTGTTCTATACAACGATTAGGAGACACAGTAATGAAATGGAATAAATTAACAACGAGAAAGATGACTGAAGATGAAGTGGAAATATATGGAGATAAATATGATTTTATGTGGGACGGAACATTACCTGAACTTGATGAAAAAGTACTAGTCACTTTCCCTTTGTCTTCAGGTAAGTTCGTTGATACATATATCGATACATGGGAAGAAATTGGAGATGGAGTAGGTTTTGAAAATACTGATGAGGATGTTATTTACTGGATGGAAATACCGCAATATAACGGAGAATTAGACGATTAGGAGGAATAGCAATGAGTGAACACGACAAAATCATATTACGTGTATATTTACACAGCGGTGAAACAGTAGAAGCAGAGGTAACAGAAGAAGAATTAACTGAAGTTTATAAAATGTTCACGGAAGAAAAAGAAGATTTATTTTCAAGTGATTTATGCACTGTTGGAGATAATGAAATCGATATGAATGAAGTCGAACATATAGCTTATAAGAGGATTTAGGAGGATTAAAAAATGTCAAATAGACACTATTTAAATTTGAAAAATAAAATAACAGGTGAAGAAACTAGAATACAACTTTTTGGAAATAACGAGTGGTATGATACTTTCTTTAAATACTTGAAAACATTAAATCCAGAAATTGCAGATTTCGAAGATAGTTTTGAAGATATCGTGGTTTTAAATATTAAGGATTTAATCAAAGCTATAGATGAATCAATATGGAATGAAGTTATTGCCAGTGAAATTCGTAGAAATACAATCCCTGGAACTTTTAGTGAATATTATTCAGAAGTACTTGATTTTTCTAACAGCTTATTAAATTATGATGGAAATGCTAAAGGTACATTATTTGGTGTAGCTAGATATATAGCGAATTATGGATATATTATGATGTCGTATATGGTTTATAACTGGTTAAAAGATCAAGGAGCGATAGTAAATGAGGAATTTATAAAAGTTGAGCATAATTATTGCAACGGAAATAGTTACGAGCGTTTAGGTGAATTGAGTGACAAATTTACGTTGACTATTTCTTATTATTAATATGTTGGAGGAATAAAAATGACTAACGAAGAATTAGAACAAAAAGTTAAACGACTAGAAGAACAACTAACAGAAGTAAGAATTGAATTGTTAGAAAGAAAGGCTGAGAAAAAGTCTTATGAGGTGGAAGTGCCAGAGGATATTGGCGATTATGTTTATATAAACAATATTGGCAATATATATGATTTGAATACATTTACTATTGTTGAATATGAAAAAATTTACAAACGTGGTTTAGCCTTTAAAAGTAAAGAAGAAGCTGAACAGTTCGACAAAGAACGTATATTACTATTTAAACTTCACAAGTGGACTGAAGAACATAATGGAGGTTGGACACCGAATTGGGAAGATAATGGAGTAAAGTGGTATGTTACTTACGAAACAGAACGAAATATATTAAAAATAAATTGGTGTGTTTGTTGTCGACAATTTATTAAACTACCTTATTTCAAGAGCGAGGAACTAGCGCGAGAATTCATCGAAGAGTTCGGAGAAGAAATTAAAGAGGTGCTTTGCTAATGATTGAGTTAGGTGATAATATGACTTTAGTTTTAATTATTGCGATATTTTGTGGTGTGTATATAGCAAAAAAATTCATGGATAAAGGTTAAGGAGGAAGCAATGGTATTGAATAGACAAGATCGACAAACAAATCAGAAAAAGAAATTTTTATCAAAATTATGGTATATTAAGCGTTTAATAGCTTCTAACGAAGAAAAAATTAAAGATAGACGATCTATGTTAAAACATAATATTAAACCTATTGATTATGCAAAAGAGCAAATAAAAGGTGGGAACAAATATAGTTGGGATAATTTAATTTATGAGATCGATAATTTAGAACGTGAAATTATAGACAATACTGTAGAGCTTGTTAAAACAGAAAGAGAAATATTTGACTGTATTAAAAACGTTGAAGATTTACAGTATAGATTATTATTACAATATCGATACTTTGATTGCAAAGATTGGTTAGAAATTGATCACTTATTAAAAATTGAGGCTAATACGAGGAACAGAAAACATTCCGAAGCGTTAAAAGCAGTTAAAATTGACAAGTTTTTTCAAAAAGTAAAAAAAGATAAAACAAAGTAAAAGGAGATAAACAAAAGTAAGTAGGTAAGTGCTATAATAGTAATATAAGATTTTAGGTAGAGGGCTCCCAGAGATTGTTATTAGTTAGATTTTTTATAAGCAGATGTGTACAGTAAACTTTTTATTTTTTTCATAGTATTAAATCTCTACCTAAAATCGCCTATCAAATTTACTCCCTAGACAGTTTAACGACTGTCTTTTTTTATTTGTCAAGAAAGGTGGTGGAAAATTGGCAAAATTAACATTAAAACAAAAGAAATTCGCTGATGAGTACATCATTAGTGGAAATGTTTATAAATCAGCGTTAAGTGCAGGTTATTCTGAGAATTACGCAAAAGGTAATTCAGTAAAATTGTTGGAAAATGTGAGTGTAAAATCTTATATTGATGAACGGATGAAAGAGATTGAATCTAAGAAGTCAGCAACGCAACAAGAAGTAATTGAGTATTTAACATCGGTGATGCGGGGTGAACATAAAGAGGAAATACTTATCGGACAGGGTCAAGGTTTTCAAGAAATAACCTATATTGATGTAAGCGCCAAAGATAGATTAAAGGCTGCTAATTTACTTAATAAAATCCATCAGGCAAGAGAGAGTAAGCAAGACGAGACCAAGAAAGAAGATAAGCTTGATATCTATATAGCAAAAGTAGATGGTGAATTAGATGAGTTTATATGATCTATACACGCCAAAACAAATTGAAATATTAAAAAGAGTAAAAGAAAAAGACTTCTTTATCTTGGGGCTTCACGGAGCTAAAAGAACGGGTAAAACAGTAATTAATAACGATATATTTTTACGTGAATTAAGACGTGTAAGAAAAATAGCCAACGACTTGAAAATTAAAGAACCTATGTATATTTTAGCTGGGGTATCAAGTAAAACTATTCAAAATAATGTATTACAAGAACTCTATAACCGATATGAATTAGAAATAAAGTTTGATAAACACAATTCATTTACTTTATTCGGTGTAAAGGTCGTACAGGCTTTTACAGGGACTATTGCTGGACTCGGTGGTATTCGTGGTATGACATCTTTTGGGGCTTATATTAACGAGGCCTCATTAGCAAATGAAACGGTATTTAAAGAGATTATCTCACGTTGTTCAGGAGATGGAGCAAGGGTAGTATTTGATACCAACCCAGATAATCCAGAGCATTGGTTAAAGAAAGAATACATTGATAGCGAAAGTGAAAATATAATATCGTATCATTTTAGATTAGATGATAATACATTTTTATCAGAACGATATATTAAGAATATCAAGGAATCAACCCCATCTGGTATGTTTTACGATAGAGATATCGAGGGGCTATGGGTTACTGGTGAAGGTATTGTATATAGTGACTTCGATAGAAATAAACATTACTTTGACAATTATTCAAATATAACATTTAAGAAAAAATTCGCTGGAGTTGACTGGGGTTATAGTCACTATGGATCAATAGTTGTTATTGGCGAAAGTGTTGATGGTAAATTTTATTTGTTAGAAGAACACGCTTATCAATTTAAAGAAATAGATGATTGGGTTGAAATTGCTAAAGAAATAAAAGCAAGGCATGGAAACATTACCTTTTATTGTGATAGCGCTAGACCTGAACACGTAGATAGGTTTTACCGTGAAAGACTTAATTCAGTGAATGCGAATAAAGAAAGATTAGCAGGAATAGAACAAGTAGCAAGGTTATTCAAAAAGGATAGCCTTTTTATTAATTCTAATGTTAAAAGATTTAAAGAAGAGATATATAACTATATATGGGATGAAAAGACAGGGGACACAATTAAGCAATTTGATGATGTGTTAGACTCGTTAAGATATGCTATATATAGCTATATGAACAGACAAACAGCTAAAGTATTAAATAAAGCCCGTTTAGGACTTTAGAAAGGAGTATAAATGCAATTATTAACTTATCCTAGAGTTGAGTTCGATGAAAAGAACATCAAGAAAGAGTTAGTGGTTAAACTCATAAGAGAACATGAGAAACAGCTACCACGATTAAAAAAACTTAAGAAATATTATTTAGGTGAACATGATATTTTAAGTAAACAGCGTTCTAAAAATAAACCTAATTATAAACCTGTGTGTAATCATGCTAAAGATATAGCTGATACTTCAACAGGTTATTTCATGGGAAATACAATTTCTTATAGTAATTCTGAAGATACTGATATTGATGAATTATTAATTGCTTTTGACAATGCTGAGGTAGATGAATCAGACCACGATAATGCGTTAGATATGGCTATTTATGGTGTTGCTTATGAATATGTTTACGCTAGAGAAAATGAAAATATTTTAGATATAAAAAGCCTTGAAGTTGAAAATACGTTTATAGTTTATGATGATAGTATTGAACAACAACCGTTATTTGGGGTTTATTATTTTAAACGAAAAGAAAATAAAGCAGACACTGAAACATATCAAGCTGTTATTATGACTAAGCAATTTGTTTATTCAATTGTTTTACAAGGTAAAGAAAAAGGTGTTATTTCTGACAAGCCTATACCTCATAATATGGGTGATATTCCTATTATTGAATATAAAAATAATAAATATTCAATAGGCGACTTTGAACAACAAATAGGGTTGATTGATAGCTATAATTCATTAACAGCTAATAGAATCAACGACAAGGAACAATTTATTGATAGTATATTAGTTCTATATGGTGCAAGGCTTGGAGATGATGAAGAAGAGTCTATAAAGGCTATGGAGTCTTTAGCGGAACATAAACTACTAGAATTACATCCTGAAGCACGAGCGGAATATTTAAGTAAAACATTGAACGAGAATGAAGTAGAAACGCTAAGAAATGCTGTTAAGCAAGATATATACACTTTTAGCCATATACCTAACTTAACTGATGAGAATTTCGCTGGGAATAGTTCAGGCGTTGCAATGGAGTTTAAGCTTTTAGGTTTAGAGATGATAACTAAAATCAAACAAAGATATTATGTTAAAGGTTTGAAGAAACGAATTAAACTATTTGCTAATTATTTAGGTTTAACACAAATAGCTATTGACGCTAACAGTATAGTACCTCATTTCAGCCGTAGTTTACCTAAAAACTTGTTAGAAATATCTCAAATAGTGAGTAATTTAGATGGTAAAGTAAGTCAAGAAACTTTATTGAGTCAAATACCTTTTGTTGAAGATCCTATGAGTGAAATAGAGAAAGTAAACGAAGAGAAACAAGAGAATATAGCACAAAATCAATTATTATTAACAGGTGGAGAACATATACACAATACGCCAGTAGGTGATGAAGTAGATGAACAAGAAGAATAATAAGTACTGGGAACATAGAAAGGCTGAAATGATACACTCTCAGATTGCAAGGGCTGATGTTACGTTTGATGAAATATCAAAGGTATATAATCACTCTAGAAAGCATGTTGAAAAGAGTATTAAGGGTATATTTAATAAATTTCAAGCTGAATACGGGCTTTCTAAAAAGGAGGCTGAACAAGTTATTAAAATAATGAGGACAAAGAACAAAAAGCTAATTCCAGCTTTATCCTTATTACCAAGTACACC